TCATAAGTCATTTCAGACTCTTGTACGGTTTTATGATAAGCACTTCCAGATGAATAACTAAAGTTAGCATCTCCAGCAGTTGGAGAAACATTCTTTAGAATGTGTCCTACTAGACCTTCAGTGTACTGAATGCCGCCTACACGAGCTTTTTGACCGAAGAGCATAGCTCTTTCAATGTCAACTTTATGCTCACGAAGCTTCTGTGCCCAGATACGACTCCACTCATCAGGGTAACCCCTATAGCGTGTAGCGTATGCTGTATTTGTCATTTCAGCAGCTGTTTTAAAGATCTGAGTGTAACCAAAACCATCTTCTAATTCACTTGACCAAACGTCTGGAGAACCAGAACCTTCTTCAAATGAAGTACCAATGATTTGTGCATCGTCGTTATCTCCAACGCTATTACTACCAGTAACAGCAGAAACATCGATTACTTTTCCTGAGAAAACCGAATCGCTTGCGTTGTGTGTGATTGAACCATCTACTCTTACTAATGCCTGTCCGTATCCGTTAGCATCATCAACTGTTGCTACGGAAAAAACCATTCCTTTGACTAAATATTCTACAGCCGCACCGCCAGCAGTATCTACAGTAAATGCATACGAAGAACCTGCGGCAACAGTACCAACTGCACCTTTAATCTTAAAAGAACGATCTGAAAAACTGATTTTATTTCTGTTTTCCAAGTAACGGAACACTGGGTCATCGGTAGGTGCTTTAGCGACTTTGTTTAGATAGACGAAGAATGGTGATTCTTCCGGAGTTAATTCAGCAACTCTGTCGCCAAAATTAAAAATCCGTCTTCTATCGGGTCTTTGACCTACACTAGCATCAGAAGTAGTAGCTGTTATATCGCTGGACTTTAAAGATCCAGAATTATATGATATTGCCATTTATATACCTCTTAGTATGTGTTGTTATTATTATGGTAAAGCTGCTCCACTACCAGTTCCTATGATACTATCAAAGACTTTATCCGAATCCGTTCTAGGGGATTGTGGAGCTTGTCCTTGTAAGACACCAGCAGTTCTGGGTGCTTGTTTAGCTGCATTTACCGCTTCCATTGTATCGTTATTAGCAACAGAATTACCGTTTTGCATCTGCCAGAGCTTTACTAGGTTATTTAAACCTACTTGCTCTTTTGGTTTAGTAGTGAACTGCATAAAGTCTTGAATGTCATTATCTGACATCTTATAATTTCTGCGTAACTCACCAACTGTATTTTGCAGTTGCATTTCAGCCTGCATCTGTTGCTGTTGCTGGGCTAACCTTTCAGATACTAACCGATCAACTTTACTTGTGATCTTTTGATCAACAAATTTACCTGATTCAGAAGTGTCATTTGTAAAGGCATCCCAAGGATTAAAGTCATCTACTGCGGGAGCTACTTCTTGAGTGCTCTGGTTTTGACCTTGTGGATTAGCTATACCGTCTTCAAGAGTTCTTACAAGATCAGGTCGCTGCTCTAGTAGTTGAAGTAATTGAGCACCTTGTTGCAGTTTAGAATTTTCGGCTTGTGACCGATCATACATAGACTGAAACTTTTTTGACTCTGCTTCATAATCTACAGCAGGGGCTTGTTCTTGAAACTCCTGTTGGTTTGCATCTACCTCTTGTGAGATAGACTGTTCATTGACGATATCTTCCACGAATGATTCATTACCACCTTGTATTCCGCTTTCGATACTTGCTTCCTGTTGTTCTAATGTAGACATATACTCTCCTTAGATGTCTCTTAGGCTTTTGGAGTGGAACTGACTTCTCTCTGAACATCTTTCAGATTGTTTGACAATTTCTCCACCTCGAGCTTCACCTCGTTTTCTAGTTTACTACGTGTTACCCTTCTATCTGCTTTAGATTCAGAATTGACTTCGTTAAGTCTAGATTTAAACTTCTCGACTTCAACTCTTTTTCTATCACTGACAGACTCTCTTTGGGCTGTCTGCAAGTCACCTTGCAAATTCTTTATTTGTTCTGACATAGCTTGCATTTGCTGCTGCATTAATTGTTTCTCTTCAGTCCTACGCATAATACCTTCCTTGTCAAATATCTCTGGATTCTTCTTAAGAACCTCATAACGATCCACGATACCCATTTGAAATGCCTCAAGATACACAGCAAGTTCTGCATATTTACTAGAAGGCATAGTAGAACCTGATTCAATTCTAATATCATGTTGATCTAAAATATGTCTATCTTTCTTTAAGTCTAAGACAGCACCACTAATATCTGTATAGAAGTTAGCCATAACTTCAGTAATGTTATTGTTAGGTTGTGCTAATCTAAAAATCTTTTTATAGGTGTAATGACCCTTTGATAAATTATAAAGAACTTTACCAAGTTTGTTAATACTAAATTCAACATCTCTTAATTTAGATTTAGGTCTTTCACTCCCTAGGGCAATCATTCTTTCTGTTGCTTTATGTGTCTCTGGAGCTTTATCTGCAAAGCCATGCATCATCTCTGGTAATCCAAAAATAAAATCTATATAAAATTCTGACTGTTGTATCAATCTATAAAATTCACCAGCTAATGGTTGTGGAGATGGATAATGTGGTTCACCTTGTGATGAATCAACTTCGATTACCGCATTTGGGTTAGCCCAGTCTTTTTCTAATTGGTCAATGTCATCTACACTACCTAATGGTACTAATAGTTTAAGTCCCGCTGACGCTTGGGCATGTGAAAGGGCTAAAGACCATAATTTATTAAGCAATCTCTGCATTGGTCTAGCTCTGGATACATCGCTCTTGGGGTAAGGAGTACCTGTCCAGATATTTGGTAGCGGGACTATAGGATATTCATCTGTATTTAAAACTTGTTCATATAAAACAATTTCACCCAATGTAGCACATACTTTTATTCTTGTCTGTAAAACTTCTATTGCTGTATAAGCACCTATCTCAAACGCTTCTGCATTCTCACTCATCATCTTAGCGTATTCTTCCTGAGAGAGTATTTCCTCTTCTTGATTCTGCATATCAATAATTCGGTAAAAGGGAACTTTTATTTTATAAAAGCGTTCTAATATTTGATACTTCTTTACTTGAAAATAATCTTTATCCTTTACTTCCGCTGGGGTAAACACACTCATTGAATTTCTATTTTGAGAAGATGGATAATCCTCATCGTCGTATGTAAACCCAGATATCTCACGAATAATACCCGGTATCTCTTCACCTGTGTTCGGGTCTACTGTATCATTCAATTCAGGGTAGAGGTTGACGACTTGTTCACCGGTAAGAATGGTAGAAAGGATAAGACCATCCGAATCACCGAACCAACGATCTCTTGAGCTGGGAGATGCGTATACCCTAAAAGGGTCAAGGTAAGTAAACTTGACATCACCTCTACCGAAATCTGATTCTCTATCAATGTAAGCATACAGATAACCCATACCAGTAGTAGCATAGTCTTGTATCGCTTGTTTCATTTGCCAGTCACCATCTGACTTTTGCCAAACATAACCCATGATAGTTCTCCATAAAGAAGCTACCTGTACATCAGAGTCTTCTCTAGGGGTTATGGTAAATGCTGGGGGTCTAGATGTTAATACTGCTTTAAATTTTTCTATTGCAGCCGATACCCTATCCATCGGTATATCAGCTTGATTGCGTTGTGACAACTCATCAGACTCATCGTTGGTAAAGTGATTACCAAGATAAAAGTCTATATCTTTTCTAGCTTCAGTATCCCACTCAGAGCGAGCGTCACGCCATTGACGATATAACTCTTCGTTTTGTAATGCTCGAGGGTCTTGATCCATTAATTACCTTCTGGAAAGTAATTAGGGTTTATCATTTCTTCTCTGTACTTATTCATAAAATAATCTTGCTGTGGTGTATTTCTATAATACATAGAGTCTTGAGGACTTCTTTCTATTCTTTCGGATGAAGGATCTAGTCTTATTTTTTCAGATAAAGAATCCAATCTTAATCTTTCTAAAAAGTTTTGCATCTTATCCCTAGTCAACTCTTCATTTTCCATTTCTAACTCACCCCTTAATGAGTTCATGTAATCACCAGACTGACCCCAATTACCAGTTGCTGGTGCTTGATTAGGTCTCTGATCGAAAGGTACAAAAGGACTAGGTTTCTCTTGCTGCATCATAGCAGAATCTTGAACTGCACCACCTTCTTGATAGCCGTACATTTTCTTTTTCTTCTTAGCTTTACCACCATGCATCATACCAATTAATCCACCATCCTCAAATACATCAAGAACTGGCTGATCTCTGTAGTCTAAAAATCTTTTTGGATTTTGCATATCATATCTCTCACCAGTTGCACTTGTATCATAGTCACCGTAAAAAGGATTTCCTTTTTGGCGAAGATTATATTTCTTTATATTAAAACTTTCATCTAAGGCTTTACTAGCAATAGGTCTTCTTATAATCTCTCTTAACAACCCTTCAAATTCTTTAGAAGCTTTAGTATAATCTTTTAATGGTTGATCAAAATTTCCTATAATAGACTTATCCCTATTAGCTTGATAAATCATTTGCCCCATTTGTCTATTACTAGTAAGTGCTGATCTTTGTAATTTTGCATCCGCTTTTTTTAATTTTTTATACAATTCTTTATCTACATCACTACCTTCGTTAAAATCACCTTCTGGATTTACTTTTTTAGACCACTCTTCAATAGCACTTACCGGTTCTCCTAAACCTTCGTAACGAGCTTTATTAAAAGGCTCTAATGCTTTTCTGTAAATATTGGCTTCATCTGTGTATTTAAGTTGATTTTCTAAAAATGGGCTAAGTCTATTTACCCTACTATACTTATCATACGAATCTTCTAATTCATAATCCACATTAACAAATTCAGGGTTTAACTGCATTGGTTCTGCTCTTCTTAGTGCCATGTCTAATACAGAGCCACCTTCCTGCATATAACCCATTTTATTTCTAACATCTTCAGGGAGTTTAGCAAGTCCGGGGTTATTATCAGGAACTGGTTTTAAGTTAGACATAGCCTGCCCACCATTTTGATATTGATTAACCATACCTCCAGTACCATACTGCTTTGCATTGACCATACCGCCACCATACATACCAGTCATATTTTTTAGTGTAGCCTGAGCTATCAGTCTATCTATCTCAGAATGACCTCCTGCCTCTGGCATATCATTTAATTTTTCCAATGTGGGAACTCCTATCATGTCCACAGCTTCTTTGCGAATTACAAATTCACCGGGAGTTAAAATTGCTTTTACTGTATCTGTTGTATTTGGCATTACTTATCTCTTATTTCAAAATGGGGAAAATCGTCGAAACGGTTGTCCATTACCTTAAAATCCATATCCCAGTCTCCGCCCCATCTCAGACGGTAACCCATCCCACGAGCAATGCCGATAACAAAACCAGCGAATAGTGTTTGCCTTTCCCTGTCCTCCCAATCCACAGGATAAGGGGTAACGTCAACGGCTTTAGAAGGACTAATATTGTGCCTACCGTTAGGATACTTAACTTTTGTGCGACCTTCGTCATATAATTTATTTTGCCTTTCTTTGCTCCTATGTCCCTCAAGAACAGAACAATCTACATGTTTGATTACTTCATTAAATACATTCTGTAAACGCTCATCACAGGATGCTAATCTCTCTTTTGATCTTTTAGAATATCGTGGCATGTGGATTTGAATTTAAATATAAGTCATACATAAACAAAAGACAAATAATATTTTTTATGCCCTAGATCCAGTCATCCAGTTATACGCTTTTTTCTTCATACGTCTTACTGGACTAGATTCTTCATTTAGTAATGATTCTCGTTTTGTTCTTGTACTCTTAGGAGCTTTGGCAAAGTAGTCTGCATAGTATAACGCATCCATCACATCGTCATTTCTAGGTTTTGGATGCTCAAAGAACTCGTCTACTAATTCTGTCATTTCTCTTCTTATGTATAACTTCTTAGAGTTGACAATAACACCTAAGCTTGTTTCAAGCCTATCTTGCTTTTTAATCCTAGCTGGTGGTTTAACCCCTTTAAAGATTCCGGGCATCAGTCTTTTTTCAGTAGCAGACATTCTTGTTACCATATCTCTAACCATTTCCTGTGCCGCTACGGTTTCTATAGTGACTCTCCTTACTGGAGTATATTTATTTGCTAATCTTATAATTTCTTTTGGAACATCAAAGGTTGGTATTCTTTCTCTAAAGTACTCTAGGACATATCTATTTTTATTGGAATCAATCGCCATTACAAGTATAACTTGAAAGTCAGATGTTTCCGATGCTGTTGCTGCTAAATCTACTCCTAAGTAAATGTTTACTGGTATAGCATCTTCACCGTCTATGAGGTAATTGAATTTGTTTCTACATTCTACCTTACCGCTGAAATATTGTATTCGATCTATTTTAAACGCTGCATTAGAAACATCTCTCGCATCATTCATGTATTCCTGTGCAAACTTATTAACAAGACCAGCTTCGATAAACTCTCTTTTCTTTGCTGCTAGTTTTTTAAGAGAAAATTGTTCTTTCCAGATAGACTTACCATTTTCTATTGCTCGCTTAAATGTCACCGCCCAAGGATATTCTCTACCTTCGTCTTGAGCTTTTTTGTTTCCGTCTACTACTGCTTGCAAAAAGCTATCAAAATGAACTATCGTTCCCGCTAACCATATCCATCCTTCTCTTCCCGGAGTTTCCTCTAGTGCGGGATACACTGTTGATACGATCCATTTCTTAATATCTGCTCTACGCTCTGGTGTTTTGGTATTTAATTCTGATTCAAAGTCATCTAAGATGATACCAGTATAACGAACATCTACTTCTGCCCTACCTCTAAGTCTCTGTGAAGTCCCTTTTGCAATTAATCTGTCCCCTTTAGGTGTGACAATATCTTTTTCTGTCCAACGCTTTCCCGTAACGAAGACGCTTATTCATTTCAAAATGATTGCGTAAATACTTTAAGTGGTCAATAGACTGACTTTGTTCTTCGGATACCCAAGCAATGAAGTGTTGCTCATCATCCTGAGCAAACACAAGCTTATGCATAATGGCTGCTTTAGATAAAATCGATTTACCAAACCCTCTAGGCATAATGATACAGCTACGACTACCGGGTTTAGAGGATATTAATTTATCTGCTACATCAAAGTGAAATGCTGGTGATGCAGACTTTTTAAGAAAGTCGTTTGGTAAGAAAGCTCTTCCAAAGTAAATAAGACTTTTATAGGACTTGGCTAATACCTCATCCCTGTCTTTCATTTCAGATGGGGATGGGTTAATATTAAAATTATCCATTATTTACGTTTAATGGAGTCTTTTGTTGTAAATGCTATGTTATATCGATTGTTACCTAGTTTGATTGATTTAGGTACTGTATAGCTCCAAACAGAGCTAGTCTGTGTATCCCAATACCTATCATTAACTACTACTGCTTGTATTACCACTTGTTAATTCCTTTTTCTTACCTGTTAACATCCCTTGCTCAAATGCTTGTAACTTTTCTTTACTGAATCCAGTAAACTCCTGTATCAGTGCAATAGACTCTGACTTCTTATCTGTGTTAAGCATTCCCGATATCTTCATTAATGTTTCTAGTGCTCTTAGTTTATCGCCATCTCTTACTTCAACTTTATCGACAACGCTCTTTGTGCTTTCTAATAAGTATCTTTTTGTAATACCTACGTCTGCC